TCAGATTTTATCTTTAGTGTAGGAGGCGAACTTTTTAAGTTCGTCTTCTTCTATTTTCTCAGTTATATCTAAGTAAGTATCAGAAGTTGTTTTAATTGTTTTATGCCCTAATCGATTAGAAACAAATTTAATACTAGCCCCTGATTCTAAAAGTAAAACTGCATGGGTATGTCTGAAACAATGTGTTCCTTTATAATCTACCCCAGCTTTTTTACAATACTTTTCAATACTTTCGCGTACTGTAGAAGGTGTTAAATAATTGCCAAGATAATTTTGAAAGATGATATTATCACTATTTTTATTAAATGATTTATTACTTAATATCATTTCATTTTGTTTCAACTTGAATTTTTTTAGTTCTTTTAATACGGCATCATTAATTCTTATAGTGCGATAAGATGATGTGTTTTTTAAGGTAGTTAAAGTCACTTTATTGTTGTTATCCCGCCTAACCTGTCTTTCAACATTCACTTTATTACCTTCAATATCCGACCACGTCAAAGCTAATGCCTCGCTTATACGCAAGCCTGTTTCACTCAAAAAGTACATAAGCATATAATACAATTGATAATCCTTGTATCGTTGGTGTTTATAGGTTTTCATGTAATCGAGTATTTGTTTTAATTCATCCAAACTATAATATTTTACTTCATCTTTATTTAGCTCAACATTATCTTTCACTGGAACCTTTAATCTATCAGATGGATTTTTCTCTAGAACTTCCAGCTCATGAACAGCATAATGAGTTGGTAAGATTGTATCTATTCCTAAACCTATCGATCAAATATACAACGATAAAAAAGTAAGTGAGATAATAAAAGACATTCTTACTACTGCAGAACAATCACTAGGCGTGAAATACCTCATGGAAATGCGCCAGGGCAAACTATACATCGAAAAGCAAGGTGATGTAGTGGTAACAGGCACATTTCAATTGTTTGAAGGTGGCCCAAAGTACGATATTCATTCGGCCCTTATGAACCCCTCTAAAAGACGAAGCATTACAGAAATGGCGAACACAATCCAAGTTGTCGTAAACAATGACAAAGTGGTTTTAACCAAGTCAGATAGTAAAATGGCAGAGAAGTATGGCCGTATTACAAAAGTTGTGAAGCTAGATCAGAATGAAAAGAAAAGTGCTAAACAGATTGCAGAAAACGAATTAAAACAGTTTTCAAAAGTGATAGAGGAAAATAGCGTTGATTTGATGGGCCATGATGATTTTAGAGCTGGCCGATTGTTCAAATTAGAGGAACCAACCACAGGTATTAAAGGTACTTTCTTAATTAAAGATGTGTTGCACACGATTAGCAAAGGCATTCACACCATGAAGCCTACATTAGAGGTGAAGTAAATGGATTCGATTACGACTTTAGCTAAAATGCTTAAACAAAATGAAAATCCTAAAACTGTTTCAATGTCTACAGGTATTGTTATTTCTCCACCGCCTAATGCTCAAATACGGCTAAATGATACTGTCATTCTTGGTAATAACCAATTAGTATTTGCTGCTCATATCCTTGATGATTATGAACGTGAAATTGAGTTAGAAGGAGAATTAAAATTCACTGATGCTGATTGCGGAACAATCGTTAATGCTGCAGGGACAGGTTCAGTAGTATCATTAAATGTAGATACCACTTTTGAAGCAAAGAAAGTAAAATCCACAACAAAGGACACGATCAAAGAAGGTGACGAGGTAATATTGTTACCTACTGCAGATGAACAGCTTTATTTTGTTGTAGGTAAGGCGGTGAGGTTTGAATAATGTTACCTAAGATCGCGCAACTAGAATTTGATACACAGGAAGTTAAAACGGACTTGCCGCCACTAGGTAAGTCTTTTTTGTATGACTTTGATAAAGGTGATTTTGTATTTAGAAATGGAAAAATGGTAGAGATTCATGGCCTCGAAACATTGAAACAATGGATCTTAAAAGTGCTTAAAACTGAGCGCTTTCGATTCCGCATTTACAAAGACATTCCTTATGGGGTGACATTGGAGGATTTGATAGGTTCTAGCTTACCTCGCGCCTTTATTGAAGCCGAGATAAAACGAGAAGTCTCAGCATCCTTGATGGAACATACACACATTCAAGAAATTCAGGAATGGCAGTTCAGCCATGATGGAAAGTGGATGCGAATAAAATTCAGAGTCGTCACAGTAGAGGGAGCATTCGAAATTTACGAGCCAATAAAGAAGGTGGCAGCGTAGATGGAAGATGAAAAGATCATACATGATCGGATGATGGTCAATATCAGCAATGATTATGACAAGTCAAAAGGTAATTTTGTTTATGACATTACAAAGCCAGTGGCCGTTGAATTTGCTAAACAGCAGGAAAAGATTACTGCAGTACGAGATAAGTTAGATATTGAAAATTTAACAGGTGACGAGCTAACAAAAATAGTATTCCAGCGCACAGGGCAAAGCCGTAAACCTGCTACAAGAGCCACAACAACCGTCATTGTTTCCGGTACAGCTGGCACATTAGTTAAGCCAGGAGAATTAATAGGCAGAGAAACAATTTTATACGAAGTCATTGAAGAAGCCTTTCTTAATGATAGTGGATTCGCTCATGTTCGTATTCAATGTACTGAGTTTGGTCAGATAGGTAATGCGCCAGCGAACACCATTGTAAATTTCCCTGCATCTATTAATGGCCTGGTGAACGTGTACAATCCTGATCCTGTTGTTAATGGCTGCGATGAAGAAACAGATAACGATTTACGCGAGCGTTATTATGATAAGTTGCAGCGCCCAGGTAAAGCAGGTAACAAATATCATTATCGGGAATGGGCACTAGAAGTGACAGGCGCAGGTGATGCAAAAATATTCCCACGTTATAATGGTCCATTATCAATGAAAGTGGTTGTAATCGATGCAAATAAATTACCTGCAGCAATTGAGTTAATCGAAGCTGTAAGGGACCACAACGAAGAAGAAATGCCTTTTGGCGTGGATGATTTACTTGTAATACCTGCAGTAGCTTTACTACTTAATCTATCAGTGGCCCTTACATTGATGCCTGGGTACACAGAGGAAGTAGTCAAAACAAATATCAAGAAGAACATAACAAAGCATTTGAAAGAAATAGCCTTTAAAACTTCATTTGTGAGCTATGCCAAAATTGGGGCGCTCATTATTGAAAGTGATGGTGTTTTAGATTATCAGGATCAATCAATGGATCAACTGCTAATGTGGTTATTCCTGAGGATGGGATGCCAGTAATGGGAGGTGTAAATGAATGAATCATATGACAGTGTATATGAAAAATAAAGTTCTAACGGACAATTTACGAACTACGCAAGTATTTGTTGCCTTATTTAATGGTGACGTTGAAGTAAATGCAGCTAGCTACTCGCGTCAATCTGCAAGTTTTACTGCGCCAACAGATGGCCAAACATCCAATAGCGCTGATATTTTGTTTCCTATTGCTACAGAGTCATGGGGAGATATTACACACATCGGGATTCTTGATGCAAAAACAGATGGCAATTTGCTGTTTAAATCGCAAGCAGAATTTACAAAGAACATCGATATATCAAGCCAATACAAGATCCCTAAAAACTATTTAATTGTCCGTTTAAGGTAGGTGAGGACAAATGCATGCTGTACCACAATCTGAGTGGGGCCAAGTGTCAGTCTTTACCTGGGGAGAACTATCAGCGCACCAATGGGAATGCTTTAGACTTGCCTTGATGATTACAGAAACAGAGCTGCAAACGCAAGGCGTTTCAATCGCTTCTACAGGGGCAACAAATGAGGTAATCACAGAGCAGCTATCGCAAGGTGTGAAGGTGGTCCAATCGCCTATCATCATGCAAACAAGAGCTGAAATGATTACAAGTATAGTTGTTTCTACAAAAGATTATCTATCGGACATGATGAAGTATTTACCTTTGTATGAGCGTAAATCCAATACCTTTAGAACAGTACTTACAGCTGGTGATAGAGAACTACGGAATGCAGAGCAACAACTTGAAATCGTGAACCGTAACATTTTTATTGATACAGCCATTGAAGCATTGCCTATTTATGAACGTGATCTTGGCATTAAACCAAATAGCACATTACGCTATGACCAACGAAGAGAGCAAATATCTTCACGAAATCAAGCAAGCTTTGACCAAACAACCGAAGAAACTATAAAGGCTGTAGCAGCTGCTTATAGTAATGGTGTAGTAGAAATAAATAAAACAAATACACCTGGCGTATATGAAATCAAATTCATTGGCACAAAGGGCATTCCTAATAACTTGGAGGGCCTTATGCAAGTGATAGAAATTATTGCGCCATCTCATTTAGAGTTTGGCTATGCGTACACTTTCAATGTTTGGGACTTTGTCCAAAATCGTACCTGGGAAAGTGTAAGTAATTTAACTTGGGATGATATAAGAGTATGGGATTCGGTGAGCTAATGAAATACACACCGAATTTAAATTTAAAAAAACCCGAGGGAACCGAAAGTGTTTTAATATCAGACATTAATGAAAATATGGAAGTCTTGGATACTGCAGTAAGTGAATTACAAAAAGGTACCGCATCTATTCCTGATTTAGAAACAGAGGATAAAACAATTGGCGGTGCCATTAACGAGGTAAAGAATGAGGTGATTAATGTTAGGCAGGAAATTGAAAGTCATGTAATTAATCCAATGCCTCACATATACACTAACAGCGATAATAACAAGAAATATCGTATAGGATTTGGAGTAGATGCAGGCGGCTTTTATTATATTCAACAGGAGGTAGAATGATGGCAGGGATTGATAAAGGGTATTTTCCTGACAAAGCTACAAAATTAGCAATAAAAAATACAGTTGATGGTATAAAAACCACTACTGATATTACTAAAACAGGCGTAGATCAGCTAGCTTCAAGTATAGATGGTATGAATACTAAAATTGTCAAAATGGATTCTCCGTTTGAAGCAGGTAAGTTTGTACCGTTTCAAATACAGAGTAACTTAGGAGCATCAAGTGGTACAGTAGTGTACAGTGTAACAGGGTCTGGGTTGTTAGACTTAGCGTTAGCAGTAGCATCTAGTAATCCTAATACTGCATCTATACGAGTAATTGTAGACGGAGTGGTAATGGTTCAAGCACCACCTACAACAGCTTACGCCGTAGGGGTAGTACCAATAGGCGATTGGGCGGGGGCTTCTACACCATTTGTTCATATTACTAGGAATGGTCTATCCTCAGTTATAACACCCTCAGGAACGTACACGCCTGGGGTAACAATATCGTCTATGGGTGTCCTATGGATTAATAGGCCAATAAAGTTTAACAAGTCACTAGAAATTGTTGTCGGTATGTCAACTGACGGACAATACCGTATACAGGGAGGGCTATTCATATGAGTCACATTTTACGCGAGTATGACGAGGACGGTTATCACGTTATTGAGTATACTAGTGACGGTAAAAAAGCGTCAGCGATTACGAAAACACTTATTGTGGATGATGTACCCGAACCATTACCTATTGAGCCAGCACCAACAGTTGAAGAAATGCAGGCGCAAACGCTTATCAATACAGAATACTTAATTACCATGAATGAAATGGGCATCGAGGGAGGAAAATTATAATGAAGGTTTATGACTTATGTAAATTTTTAATTGATCGTAACCGTTACAGCTATGACGACATGTTAAAGAAGGTAAATGTCTTCTACGCCAATAATCAACTGGCAGATGAAGAATATACGCAACTATTAACAGATATGGATACACAACAAACGCAAGCATAAGCAAGCGTTATTTTTTATGCCAAAAATGAGGTGAGGAAATGCAACTTGTATATGAGAATCCGATTGTAACATTACTATTTATCAGCGCAATTGGCTTTTGGTTAACAGCTGCTATTAGTCAAATAAATAACCATTGATTTCATGCCTTCCACAATCATCTGTGGAGGGCTTTTATTATGCAGAAAAGGAAGGTGTCAAATGAAAACAGATACATTATACACGTCACTAGTAGGTGGCTCAATGGCATGGTTAGCATACCTTGTCGGTGGCATTGACCATCTAATCAAAGCTTTTATCATCTTCATGGTAATTGATTATATTCTTGGCATCATGGTTGGATTCATCCATAAAAACGTTGAAAGTAAAAAGGCATTTAAAGGTTTGATTAAAAAAACAGCAATGGTTTTAATGGTTATTGCAGCAGTGCAATTGGACTTAGCAACAGAGAGTGGCAACTTCATGCGTAACGCTATGATATTGTTTTTAATCGGCATGGAAGGTATTTCGATGATTGAGAATCTAGGTAAACTCGGAATCAAAGTACCTCAATTTTTAACCAATGCATTAACGCAATTGCAAATGGACAACGATGATAAAAAGGACGGTGGTAATAAATGATTACAGTTTCCCCAGGACATCGAGGAAAGAATACTGGAGCTATGGGATTAATCGACGAAGGAACCGAAGCAATCAACGTAGCAAAGCGTGTAACGTCTATTTTACGTGCAGCAGGTATTATTACAAATTACATTGTGGATAACGTGAGTAAATCGCAGGCAGCAAACATCAAATGGTTGATTGCACAACATAATAAATCGAGCCGAGAAATTGATGTGTCTATTCACTTTAATTCAGTTCCAGGCACACACAACAAAGGCATCGGCACAGAGACACTTATTTATAGTGGGAAAAATATTGATACAGCTACAGCTATTACAGATGCGATTAGTAACGCGAGTGGATTGCAGAATCGTGGGGTGAAAATTCGTACTGATTTAGGATTGCTAAAAGGTACGAATAAACCTTGTTACTTGATTGAAGTATGCTTTGTAAATGATAGCGTAGATGTTGCAATGTACAAGCGAGACTTTGAGAAGATATGCCAAGCGATTGCAGGACAACTAGCAAAAGCGGTCGGTAAAATGCTGAAGACTTCCACATCATCAACTGTGGAGGACAAAGGGCGTAATTTAATTCGTAAAGCAGTAGCGGATGATACATTTACATCGCCACATACTGATGTTGATAATTATTCAACAGAGAAAATATTGGAGTATGCATTGATTTATATTGAACGTAAAGTTAAATAAAAATCAAAGCCCGTCATTAATGTTCAAATCACAGTGATGACGGGCTTTTTGCGTTTACATATTTAATTACTGAAGTTAGCTTAAAGGTTCATCATAAAAAGTATCAAAAATACCTTTATAATTCATTTTTAGGTTTTTAATATTTATAGGATCTGTAGAAAGTATATTAATTACGTCCCCACTCGCTCCGAAATGAACTAAATACTTACTCGTGACAATAAAAAATACAGCATTAGAGGCACACTTATTTTTGTTGAGAAGCGCATCTATTGTATATAAAATGGTGTCATTTACTGCTACATCTTTTATTAATGCAATCTTACCAAAGCCTTCATAAAGATCAAACTCTTCACTTGTAAGTTTATATTCTTTCCAATTAACTAAGCGTATACGCTTGGATAAGTTATTAGAGATGTATTTCTTTTTATTATCGTATTCTAAAGAAATGAATAGATCAACAGTGGGATCATCCAGTGTGAGGTCATTAATAAACTTTCGAATCCCATCCACTCGAACTTCTTTAAAATAATCCGTTAAGAATCGAACACGGTTTTCCATTGACGCATTAAAATACATTGAAGAACTCCACGGTTCAGTAATGGGAACCCCAGACTTAGTATGAATAGATTTAGTCGCCAATCCTTGTGAGGTTTTTATCATATGTACCACTCCTAGTGTCTTTTGAACAGATAGTACTAGGTGAAGAGCCACCTTTCCAAGCTCCACCAATATGACCATCTATATCACGAGATATATATTCAGGTTTTCCTTTTTTGTTTCTGAAAATTGCAGCTTTACCACATGTCTCTGATATTTTAGTATAACCGAGTTTCTTTGCAGCTGTAGTTGCTTCTTTATCTGTCTTGTAAACAGGTCCAGATTTAGATGGATCCTTTTTGGGTGGCTTTTTACCCTTTTTTAAAATTATAGCTTTCTCAACTTCTTCATCTATCTTATATTCTTCTGCTTGATATTCTTCTACTATAACTTCTTCATCTATCTTATATTCTTCTGCTTGATATTCTTCTACTATAACTTCTTCATCTATCTTATATTCTTCTGCTTGATATTCTTCTACTATAACTTCTTCATCTATCTTATATTCTTCTGCTTGATATTCTTCTACTATAACACCTTCATCTATCTTATATTCTTCTGCTTGATATTCTTCTACTATAACACCTTCATCTGATGTTTCTAATTCTTTTATTATCTCGAGCGCTTTCAAATCATACTCACTTTGTGTGTCTACTTCCATTTGGCTAGCATTGGTAGAGTGCAGAAACTCTTCTTCATTTGCACTAGCAAAAGGAACTGAAATAGTAGTGCTGAATAAAACTAAAAGACTTAATAAAGTAAAAATTTTTTTCATTCTTAATTACCTCCGAAATTATATTTTTGTAGAATAGGATTCTATTATTACATATACATCAAGTTAAATATAGGTAATTTTGTAATTTAATACTAAATACCTATTAGATTAAGTTCCGAAGTCATTTTTAAGCAGACTGAAAAAAGTAATAAATGTTTGTTGCATTTTGTCGGCAATAGGACCAAGAAGAAATTTTGCCACCTTTTATAGATTTGTCTACCAATTTACTGTAAGTTGTTGGTAAAGAGGTGAGATGATGCACAAATACGAATTTACTTTACATGATGGCGCTATAATCAAAATTGAAAGTGAACGGAACGTTTTTACCACAGAAGCCGTTAAGATCAATGATGCTAACATGGCACTTAAAACGCAGGTAGAAAAATTATTAATTAGTCACCAAAATAAAGACCAGGCGCTCAATTGAAAGTGAGTACCTGGTCATTTTTTATTTGTATTTAATATTTAAATTAAAGCATTCTAGCAATATCATCGCCTACTGTTGCATAAAACGTAATTCGATTACCAACAACACTATATTTAGCGGTTCTCCAATTTCCTGAGTACCCATGTCTCGAAATAAACCTAACTAAGTGTGCTTGATTTAATTCTAGGATTAAAGGATTCCAACCATTAAGAGTTTCATAATTAGGTTGGATAGTCTTCACATTAAATGTAGACTCTAATTTTTCAATAAACTGAGTGGCAGTCATCATAACTTTTACCTCTTTCTATTTCTACTATTTTATATCCCTAACAATTGCTTTTTCTTCGCGTCAAATTCATCTTGCTTTAATATCCCCTCATCTAATAAATCCTTCAATTCTCGAATTTCATCTGCTACATCGTACATATCCTTTTCCACTTTACCTGCAGGTGCAGAAGATGTTTTAGCCATAGCCTTTAGGTTTTCAATTCCACTCTTTATTTCAAGTGCAATATGAGCTGGCACATCGTCAATGATTGCTTTGTTTCCAGTAGATACGATTTCGATAGTAGAGTAAACAAGCTTATTAGAAATGTTAATACTGCTAATTGAAGATAAAGGAATGCTTCTTTCATCGTTTGAAACAATGCCTTTGATTTCATGTAATAAAATACGTTTGTCAGTTACATAAAGCTGTTTGATGCCTTTAACGGCTGCACATACAGCTAGTAGCGTTTCACCTTGTTCTGTTAGTCGATCATCGAACATTTGAATTTGTTTAGCCATTGCTTTCTTCTTACCAAAGCCAGCAAATTTGATTGTTTCAGCGATAGTGTCCATGTCATGCACTCCTTTCAGATAATTGTAATTTCATTCTATAGAAAATCCTACCAATAGTACATATAAAAAACAGACAACCATTATTAGTTATCTGTTTTAAATCTTTGATCCATCTTCATATACAAAATTAGCCTCAAACTTAACGCCCATTGCCTCAGCAATTTCTACTAGCTCTTTTTCGCTGAAATTATCTCTTTTCATTTTCTTCCAAAGATTCGGTTGTGAAGTACCCAATAACTCAGCTAACTCAGTCAAATTTTTATCTTCTTTAGCTAAAAGCATTCGAATTTTTTCAGCCATGCTCATTGAATTTCACCTCTCGTTTATTGTTCTTAATCACATTATATATTAATCAATCCTTAATGGGAATTAAAAATAACTAAAAAGTTATAAAAATAATTGATTTTATAATTATTAAGGTTTATATTATAACTAATAGGTTTTAATTAATACCTTTTTAGGTGGTGAAAACGATGGCATTTGAATACTTAGCACAATATACAACATTTGAATCAATAACAGATATGGACACAGCTGTAGAAAATCACATGGCTGCTCATTACTACGATTTAACAGAATCAGAGCGTGCCATCATTTTCAAGCTTGCTTCTCATAGCTTAGAAAATCCAGGAGCTTGTCATTTGAAAGCTGCCACAATTGCTGTAGCATTGGAGATTAGCACAAAAACAGTTTATCGAGCTATTTCAAAACTGGAATCGTTAGGAATTGTTAAGAAAGAAACGACTGTAAAAAGCAAAGGTGGACAAGGAGCAAGCATCTACATTATTTTGCCTTACTATGTCCCACCGTCAATGTCCGAGCGTGAAAAAGCCGGAAAGCCTTGCGAGAGTAAGGGTGAAGTGCAACAATCTAAAAACCAATCATCTAAATCTTTTAATCATTTATCTTTTAAAACAAGCACTTTACAAGAAATATATAATAATGCTCACGCTGAAAAAGAAGCTTGTAAGGAATACATGAACGAGTACCAGGTTATGCTATTCGACTTCATGAATAGCTTGCCATTAGCTGTTAACTTGAAAGACGAATTACACAAGGTTGTATTAGCTGCTCAGGTTCAAAATGCAGTTGACTTTATAAAAGCTAAGAACGTGCTATTTAAAATTGCTATGGACATTAAAGAAGGTATTCTGACGGTTACAAGCACATTAAGAGCCGTATTCACAGGCGCATATAACAAGGCTGTAGAACGTTCTAGTATGAAGCTTAGTAAAATCATCATCTATAGAAGAAACAGCAGATAG